GCTCGTCAGTTCTTCGTTAATGCAAAAGATACTGTTTCTGGTAACCCAGCACTACTAAATGTATCATTAGGTGCTGTCGCTAAATACCCAGGATATTATAAAAATAATGATGGTTTCTTGGATGATTCTATGTTTATCCAAGACTCATATTATTATCAAGCATTCGCTTATGTATTAAAGATTGATGAACAGCTTCAATCGTACGCATCTATCGTACGATCAATGTTGCATCCATCTGGTATGGCTATGTTTGGTGAGTACAGTATTAACAACAAGATTAATCTTGAACTTGCTCTTACATCTCTCGTCAAATCTCTTGGTGTTACTTTATATGATAGCGTTTCTGAAATAACAGACAATTATTGGTATTTTAATATCGGTAAAGATCTTTCAGACTCTTTAAATTCATATAATTATGATTCATATTACAGATTTGATATTTTCAAATATCTAGAAGATTCAGCTACAATACTTGATCCAAATATTGAAACGTTGTTTGTTATTGGTAAATATTTTGGTTTTACAACAGATATTGTAAATCAACAAGTTTTACCAGAAGATTTGTTTGTTCAAACTTTTACTAAAGCTGTTTTAGATACAGATGCTGTTGTTACGATGCTTAATCCAACAACAGATTTTACAGAAGTATTTACTAAAAAGATTCTAGATACTGATTCTGTTGTCACAGTACCTGATAATACGAACGGAAATACTGGGGCTGCTCTAGATGTTGCCCTAAATAGTGATGGTACAAATACCTTATTCCAAGATGCTTTAAATGCAGCTACTTTTGGAAATACAGGATATGTTGTTATAGAACCATATGAAGAAGGTGGATACTTCGCCGAAGTATATGCCAATGGTTATGCTTCCACATGGTAAGATTTAAATTAAAAAAGGAGAAACTATGACTGAACAGTTAATTGATTCTGGCATTAAAGCCAAAGGTATGGTAAAAATTACCAAAACAAACGAACTTGGCGAAGTTACACAAGAATTCGAAGTCCCTAACTTAGTTGTTGCAACTGGTAAGATTTATATTGCAGGTAAGATGATCGCTCAAGCAGCCGACACTCCTACTCATATGTCACATATGGGTATTGGTACTGGTACTGCTTCTCCTGCTGATGCTGACACAACTCTTGGTACTCAAACTGGTCGTGTTCTATTGTCTGGTAACTTACAAGACAATAACTCTATTACTTACACTGCCACTTTCCCAGCAGGTACTGGTACTGGTGCTATTACTGAAGCTGGCATTTTCAATGCTTCTGTTTCTGGTACTATGTTATGTCGTACAGTATTCCCAGTTGTTAATAAACAAGCTGGTGATACAATCGCTGTTACTTGGAAAGTAACTGTAAGTTAATAAAAATATATTTGTTATGAAAAATAAACAGGATAACGGAATTAAATAAAAATGGCAACTACATCTCTTGTAAAAACCATTCTGTATAAATCTCTTGCAGAGGGTGTTTATCAGAACGTGGTCACACGTTCATCATCATATTTTTACTTTTTGGGTAAAACATTATCTTGGAATGATGAGAACGTTCCAGAAAATCCTGTTGATAGTTTAAATTACGAGCATGAAGTTCGTAACGAAATCATCACAATCAAAGAAATTAAACCGTCAGATGTTGCTTTCGTTGTAGATAGGAAAGATTGGGCTTCTGATGTAGTTTATGATATGTATGATGATCGTTTATGTGACGAAGTCCTTGGAATTAATCTTATTTCTGGTGGTGCTGGTTATATTAATATTGAAGATATTCAAATAAGTATTACTGGTGGTGGAGGTACAGGTGCAACAGCTGCTGTTTCTGAAATTGTAAATGGTGCTATTGCTGGCATTGTTTTATTATCACCAGGAACTGGATATACATCTGTACCACAAATTTCAATTACATCAGTATCGGGAACTGGTGCTGAAGCATCTGTTGTTATTGGTATGGCTAAATCTGGTGCGCAAAAAATTGAAGATGCAAATTTCTATGTTGTTACTGATGAATATAATGTGTATAAATGTTTGGATAATAATAATGGAGCATATTCCACAAATAAACCAACAGGAACACAATTAGAACCAATCACCACAGCTGATGGTTATGTTTGGAAATTTATGTATAATATTCCAATTAACCTTCGAAATAAATTTTATACTGACGAGTACATTCCTGTTGTATCAGCTTTGACTACCCATTTCTATTCCAATGGTACAATTGATAATATTTTTATTACAAACAGAGGTGTTGATTATTCAACTGCTTTAGTTTCTGTTCTAGGTGATGGTTACAAAGAATCTGATCCACTTTTTATAACACAAGCACAGATAGCTGAACCAGGAACTGGTTATACAAACCCAACAGTTACTTTTAGCCCACCGATTGGAACTGCTTCACCTTTTGTTGCGGGAAATAATGTAAACCTTGGTCAAACAATTTATAATACTTCCACTTCAGATTATTATGAAATTGTTACACCTGGAATTCTTTCATCAATTCCTCCAACTCATAGAGATGGTACTGTTTTAAATGGAACAACAGCTTTGAAGTATGTTGGTACAACATTAAAAGGTACACTTGAAACTGTAAATAATCAAAACCTAACATCTATTGATTTAGATAATCCTGGTGCTGGTTATACTTCTGCACCAACTGTTACAATAACAGATTCAACAGGTATTGGCGCATCAGCCCAAGCCATAATTGGAACTTCTTTAATTTCTGGTTTAACAATTGTTTCTGGTGGTAGTAATTATGTTTCTCCTCTGTTAACAATTGCAGGCGGTGGTGGATCTGGAGCAACAGCTATTGCAACAGTTACAAGTGGTGTAATAACAAATGTACAATTAATTACAGCTGGTTCTGGTTATACTTCTGTTCCAACAGTTATTATTGAAGATCCATCAGGTTTGGGTGCAAACATAACAGCATCTTTATCTGGTTCTCCTGTTCAACAGATAAACCTTATAACAAAAGGTTCTGGTTATACAAACCCAACTGTAACTATTACAGGTGGTGGTGGTGCTGGAGCAACTGCATCTGCTAATGTTGAAACTGGTGTTCTTGATAGTGTTGTTTTGAATGGTTCTGTTAGAGAAATCGTTATGATTAATTCTGGATCTGGTTATAATACAGCACCAGCAGTTACATTTTCAGGTGGTGGTGGTAATTATGCTGCAGCAAGATCTAAATTATATGCAGATAGAGTGATTTCAACCCATATCGTTGATCAGGGTATTAATTATACTTCTGCGCCAGACGTTTATTTTGGAACCCAATGGGCAAAATTTATGGAAGTATATACAAATGATCAAGTATATAATAACATAAATTTATATACAGTAGTTGATAATGGTTTCTTTGGTTCTATTGCTCCAACATGGGCTTCTGGAACTCAGATTACATCCCCATTATGGGTTTCAACAACTTCAGTTACAGCTGGAGATACTGTATATGTTCAAGATACAGTTCCCAGAATGTATGAAGTTATGACTACTGGATATACTGGAGCATATCCTCCAACTCATACAAGTGGCACCGTAAGTAATGGTGGTGTTTCTTTAAGATATATTGGTAAACCAGCATCACTTCGCAGAGACGGAACAATTGCTACTGGTTATGCAGTTTTACGATATGGTGCTGGATATTCAGCAACCCCTCTTGCGACAATTACTGACTCAACTGGAACTGGTGGTGAGATTAATTTCTTGACCACAAAATCTGAAGCAAGAGTTTCAGCTATTACAGAAAATGGACAAATTGTATATGTTGTTATTGACGATCCAGGAGTTGGATATACTAAAGCATCTCTTACTGTTTCTGGTGATGGTGAAGGTGCTAGTTTAGTTGCTGATCTTTCTCTAGGTGCTATTTCTTCTCAACAAGCAAATAATGAGATTCTAACTCCAGCTGGTACTATTGACGCAATCGCTGTTATATCTGGTGGATACTCATATGGTGTTGCCAATATAGCTATTGAGGGAGATGGTAGTGGAGCATCAGCAGAAGCTGTAATTGATCCAATTACAAACTCAATTGTTAAAATTAATATTACAAATCGAGGTGAAGGTTATACTTATGCCAACGTTAAAGTTGTTGGTAATGGTAATGGTGCAACTTTGCGTGCTATTATTTCACCTTTCGGTGGTCATGGTAAAAACTCACCAGAAGAACTATATTCTCGTTCTTTGATGTTCTATTCTAATATTTCTAATGACCTTAACCAAGGAACTATCGTTAACAACGACTATCGTCAAGTTGGTATTATTAAAGATCCACGTGTATTTGATGGATTTGAAAGATATCAAGGAACTATTGGTTCTGCGTGTTTCATTATTCAATCTCCGATTAACCCAGTAATATTCAGTCGAGATGATGACTTATATATTGAAAGAACAACAACACCAGAAATAGAATGGACTCAATCTTTACCTTTAACCATTGGCCAATTCTTATATTATGAAGATAGAATATATACCGTTGTTGTTTCTGGACTTGGTGGATCAACACCACCAACTACAACTACAGGTTCTGAAACTAATGGATTTGCAGTTCTAACATATGTTGGTTCTACTAAGTCTAAGAAAAGATACAGAATTATTTCTTTAACTGAAACAAGCGTTCTTGTACAGTCATTGGATAGTGACATCCCACAAGCTAATGATGTTTTTATCCAGACTAATAACATTACAAATAACTTTACTGCTATCACTGTTGGTTTACCGAATTTTGATAAATTTTCAGGTCAGTTAATGTATATTGACAATAAACAAGGTTTCACCCCATCTGGTGATGAAACAATTACTTTAAGAACTATCATTAGATTCTAACTAAATATAGTATTAGGTTTAACTTTATAAAAGAGAAAACGAATGGCACTAGACTTTAATACCGAACCGTACTTTGACGATTACCAAGATAATAAAGATTTTTATCGTGTTTTGTTCCGTCCAAGTTATGCAGTTCAGGCTCGTGAACTTACTCAATTACAAACTATTCTACAGAATCAAGTTTCTAGATTTGGTAACCATGTATTTAAAAATGGTTCTCAAGTTATTCCTGGCTCGGTAAACGTAGATAATAAAGTTCACTTCATTAAACTCGAACAGTTTACAGGTACTGTGGATATTACCACATATATTGAAACTCTAAAAAATAAAATTATTACAGGTGAAACTTCAGGTGTTAAGATGCGTGTTCTTGATACTTCTGGTGGTTCAGCTGTTGTTGATGATTTAAATATTCCAACTCTTTACTGTAAGATTGAAGGTACTGCAGAAGATAACGAAACACGTCGTTTACTTCCTGGTGAAAATATTACTGCTTTAATTGCAGATAACCAAATTTCAACTAACTTTCGTTTAAAAGAAGATCAGCTTAATGATATTACTGCTGTTGTTAAACTAACAGGTAATCTTGGAGAAACTCCAACAACTTATACTAATAACGCATCTTCAGACGTTCTCGGTTATGGTTATAGCGTTGACGTTGGCGCTGGTGTTTATTTCGTTGATGGTCTTTTTGTCCGTAACGACGACTTGAAATTATATGTAAGTCGTTTTACCAATAATCCATCTTGCCGTGTTGGTTTCAAAGTAACTGAAGCTGCTATTACACCAGAAGATGATGATTCTATATTAGATAACGCTACTGGTTCTTATAACTTCGCTGCTCCTGGTGCGCACCGTTATCAAATTAAATTATCTCTAGTCAAATTAGATTTAGTTGCAACAGACAACATTCGCTTTGTTGAATTAGTAAGAATAGTTGATGGTCGTGTTCAACAGAAAATTCAATCAGCATCTTATGCTGAACTTGAAAAGACTATGGCTCGTAGAACATATGATGAGTCTGGAAACTATGAAGTTAACAAATTTAAAATTTCTGTTCGTGAACATGCAAATGATGGATCGAATCAGGGTGTTTATGCTCCTCTAGCTGATGGAGCTATACCAGTTGATGGTGTAACATATGGTGATACAGATAAGATTGTTGTTGTTGTTGATCCAGGTAAAGCATATGTTAAAGGTTATGAAATTGAATCTGTTGCATCTCGTTTTATCGAGATCAACAAAGCACGTGAGATTGACGGAGATGAAGGAAACCATATACAGCGTGTTACAACTCAAACTATTGGTTTGAATATTGGAAACTATGCTGATGTTAAGAATGTATACAAAGCTCCATCTATCAGCACGTTTGAAAAAGTTTATTTAACAAATAAATTGCAACCTAGAGTTGCAACTGTAACTGCTACTGTTAATGGTTCAAACCAAATTACTGGTTTCACAATTATAGACGGTGGTGAAGGTTATACTTCTGCTCCAACTGTTACAATTGTTCCATCAACTGGAGCTGGAAGTGGCGCATCTGCTACCGCTGTTATCACAAACGGTAAAGTTACTGGTTTCACAAGTATTGTTGGTGGTACTAATTATAGTCAAACATATCCACCAGAAGTTCGTTTAACAAGTAATATATCAGTTGGTGCTGCTCCTTCTTCTTCTGATATAGTTGGTACTGCACGTGTTCGTTCATTCCAATTAGAGAGCGGAATATACAATACAACTTCTACTATCTACAAACTAGGTCTATTTGACGTTCAGATGTTCTCTGGTTATTCTTTTGAACGTGATGTTAAATCTATTGTTGGACAATCTAGTTCTGCTAATTTTACTGCAGATATTAATCCAGTATACACTCAATTATCTGGTACAGGTTCAATTAATCACAATTCAAACGCACTAAGCGGTCAAGGTACAATATTTACCGATCAAGTTAAAGTTGGTGATATAGTTTATGTGAATGACATCAAAGTTGGTACAGTAGGTTCTATTGGTGGTAATTATTCTATCACTCTTTCTTCAAATTATGTTTCAGATAGTTCTTCTAATATTACCAATGGTCGTATTACAATTTTTACTGCTGTTCTTAATGAGCCATCACAAGAAACATTATTATTCCCAGTTGGCTCATCAAATATTAAAACTTTACGTGGTCTACAAAACGGTGCTGATACATTAAAGAATACTTCATTAGTCGTTCGTCGTCAATTTCCAATAATGAATACTGCTACTAATAAAGCGCAGTTTGATGTTACAAATATTGATGAAACTTTCTTATCAGACAGTGATTTGTCCAACTATACCCTAATTAATGCTGACTCTAACCTACCAGTTAATGTTACAGCTTCAATGATAACATTTAACGATGATAGTCTTCGTAAAACTGTATATTTTAATTGGGTACCAAATGGCAATTATTATTTAATTGCCTCTGTTCAACAAACAGCAACAGCAGGACAAGAAAAAGTTAAAGCTCTTGATAAGTTAAATGGCGATCAAATTATAACAGATAAAAGAATAATTAATTCTACAACTATTGACTTAAACTATGCAGATATCTTTAAACTTGTAAGCGTAGAAATGACTCCAGGTTCTTACACATGGAACTCTGCAGCTGCTGTTGATATTACTGACCGTTATGAATTAGATAACGGTCAACGTTCTACATATTACACATATGGTAAGATTAAATTAAAACCAGGATATCAAGTTCCTAGCGGTGCTATCCGTATTCGTTACTGGTTCTTTGCAGTATCTAATCTTTATGATGGTAACTATTTCTCTGTTGATTCTTATACAACATCTTCTGGTGTTTCTTATGGAGAAATCCCATCATATTTTATTACAGATTCTTCATCAGGTAAGAAGACAGAAATTTCTCTAACAGATGTTATTGATTTCCGTCCAATTTTAACAACAACAAATTCATTTACACCACAACTTCCAAAACTTGGTTCTGACATGATTACACCTCATGCTAACTATGTTGGTCGTATCGATAAAATTGCATTAGATTCTTTTGGTAAATTTAATGTTATTACAGGTGTTCCAGGAACTGAACCAAAAGAACCAGAAGATTTAAAAGATGGAATGTCTATCGCGACAATTAAAATCCCACCTTATACTAAATCATCAAAAGATGTTGTAGTGACTCAGAAAGACAATCGTCGCTATACAATGCGTGATATTGGTCGCCTGGAGCGTCGTATTTCTAATCTTGAATATTATGTATCTCTTTCATTATTAGAAAAAGATACAGCAGAACTTCAAGTTACCGATGCAACTACTGGTTTAGATCGCTTTAAGAACGGGTTTATTGTTGACCAATTTACTGGTCATAATGTTGGTGATGTACAGAATCCAGATTATCGTGTTTCTATTGACACTGAAAATAGAATTCTACGTCCAATGCATTATACTAATGCGATTGACATTGTTGAAGATCTAGCCTCTGGTTCTGATCGTGGTAATAAATCATACCAAAAAACTGGAGATTTAATAACTTTACCATATGTTGAATCTGATTTTATTTTCAACAATAATGCAACTAGAACAATGGATATTCATGCCATCTCTATGGGTGCATTTAAGGGACAAATTAATTTATTCCCAGAAGGTGATAATTGGAAATCTATTAATCGTAAACCAGATCTAGTTGCGGTTGATGACAACAATTACGATGCCATCAAATATATGGCAGATCAACTTGGTGTAACTGGTACTAAGTGGAACGAATGGCAAACTAACTGGACTGCCCTTTCAAGCACAACTAAACAATTTGAGACACGCCAATGGGTTGGCAGAATCCAAGTAACTGGGTATGAACAAACGTTCACTGATTGGACTGGTTATCAAACTCGAGACGGCATTCAAACAACTTTAACTTCTTCAAATAATGCACAAAGTTATGGTGACCGTGTTGTGGATATGTCTTATATCCCTTATATGCGTTCTCGCCCAATTACTTTTATAGCAACAAATTTAAAAGGTAAAACACGTTTCTGGCCATTCTTTGATAATGTTCCAGTTTCTGACTATGTAATACCTGCTGATAAGTTTGTTGTTCAACGTGTTGGTAATTCTTTAATGAATTTCTCAGAGTATGATTTACAAAATAATATTTTACAAGATGATCCGAAGAGAGCATTTAATGGACAAAAATATTACGATGTAATTGGAGAAGATGGTGGTCGCGTTGAACCAGCTTTTGGTATTGGTGATGTTTTAACTAACACAACTCATACTTCTACAAATATTGTTTCTATAAGTAATTTAACTTATCCATCAACAACATTTACTCTTGTTGTTTCTGATTCTACTGGTATAAAACCAGGACATCATGTTGTATTACATAATTTAAATTATAACAATTCAATTGATCTAAAAACTTATGATGACTATTCTGGAGGAACAATTCCATCAAGTGTTGGTATTGTTTCGACAACTTCAACTTCTAAAGAATTAAACCTTAAGAAATTTAAAGTAACTGCTGTTTCTGGTGGTACTATTACTCTTGCTAATGTTGACGGTTCTATTATAAATGCATTTAGTGCATATTCTACTGCATCATATTCTGATTTAAATAGAGGTAAGTTATATCGTTTGAAAGCATCAGGTGTAGTTTCCCATGGTGGAGATATTCTAACGAGCGATTCTTATGGTCCAATTACACAAGAAATTTATGTTGTGAATATTAAAAACGGTATAGCAGTTGGTGAGACATTGACTGGTTCTGTTACAATTGGAACTACTGGATCATATAATGGTGTTACTGTTACATCAATTAATGATTCAACAAGTCTTTTAGTAGCACCAACAATGCAAGAATTTGGTGATAAAATAGTAACGGATAATAATGGTTTGGCTGTTGGTGTTTTTTATATCCCACAAACTGAAGAGTTATCATTCCGTACTGGAGAGAGAACTTTCAAACTAACTGATAACCAGTCTAATAGCAATGCCTCTTTTGACTCTATTGGTTCTGCAGTTTACTATGCACAAGGTATTTCATTAGATAAAGAAAGAACAATTGTTTCTTCTCGTTCAGTTGAGTTTGTAACTTCTGCTAATTATCAAGATTCTCGCGATTTGGGTATTCCTAATGTTCGTAGAACAACTACTGATACTAAAGTTTTATACCAATATCAATATGAT